GGAGTTCACGCGATACGAATATGAACGGTCAAAGGAAGGGGATATTATCAGCGGATACCCGGACAGGGATAATCACCATATTGATGCTGTACGGTACGGCACGGAACCGGTTTACAGGATACCGGGGCAGCCTGTGCAGAAGAAGTATGTAAGCGTATTCGGATGAGGTGACGGCGATGACAGAGGAAGAGCTGGAACAGCGTACGACGGAAATGATCGACAGGGAGAGGATGAAGGATGCTATCCTCAAGTTTGAGATAGAGAATCTGAAAAAGGCGGTGGAAAAGAGTGAAAACGTATCAGGATTACGTTGAAGCGAAGGAAAAGGGAAATGAAATAGGCTTTATCCAGACGGCAATCAGCGAATACATGACAAGCCCGGAATACCGGATTGCGCTGGATGCGGACGAGTATGAAGCGGAGCGCAATATCACGATCCGGGATTTCATGCGCTGGCTTTATACGGATAACGGGCGGCAGATTGTCGATTTTACGGCGGCGAACAACCGCATTGCCAGCAATTTCCTTCACAGGCTGGTTACTCAGAGGGTGGCGTATTCTCTGGGCAACGGCATCAGTTTCGCCAGCGCACAGAAAGCGTTCGTTGACGGCAAGTGGGTGGTTCAGGACACAACAAAGGAAGCTCTTGGCAAGGACTTTGACACGGTGATGTATACGGCTGGGAAATACGCACGGCTTCACCGGGTCAGCTACGTTTTTTGGAACTTTGACCATGCGGATCTGTTCAAAGCAACTGAGTTTTGTCCTCTGTTTGATGAATATGACGGATCGCTGATGGCTGGTTTCCGGTTCTGGTCATTGGATTGGAGCAAAAAGCCTGTGACGGTGGTTGTTTATGAACCGAACGGATACACGAAATACCGGACAAGGCAGGGCAGCAAAGGGCTTGATCTGGTTGAATACGTGCCGAAGCAGGGATACAAACAGGCGGTTGCCCATAACGAGGTTGACCCGGATGAAATCGTGGGGGAAAGCAATTACAGCGATATTCCGATTATCCCGTTCTGGGGAAGCTCGCACAGGCAGAGTGACCTGGTTGGGATGCGGTCAAAGATCGATGCGTATGACCTGGTGAAGAGCGGATTCGCGAACGATCTTCAGGACTGCGCCCAGATCTATTGGATCATCGGCAACGCCCTGGGCATGGGGGACGCGGACCTTGCGCGGTTCCGGGACCGGCTGAAGCTGAACCATATCGCGGTGATGGATACGGACAATACCAGCATTACGCCGTACACGCAGGAAATCCCGACACAGGCGCGGAACGCCCTGATTGAATCGCTGCGGAACCAGATCTATGAGGATTACGGGGCGCTGGACGTACACACGGTGGCGGCAGGGGCTACGAATGACCATATAGACGCGGCGTATCAGCCGATGGACGAGGAAGCGGATGATTTTGAATACCAGGCAATCATGTGCATCCGGGGAATCCTTGGGATTCTCGGCATTGACGATATGCCGCTGTTCAACCGGAACCGGGTCAGCAACCGGATGGAACAGACGCAGATGATCATGCTGGCGGCGAACTATCTGGATGACGAAACGGTGCTGAAAAAGCTCCCGTTCCTGACACCGGATGAGATTGACGGCATCCTGGCCCGGAAGGACGAAAAGGACCAGGGGGCGTTTGAAGCGGAGGAAGAGCCGGAAGAGGAGGCGTGATGAATGCCTGTTCAGGATTACGGCGCGAGGGTCACGGAGAAGCAGATCGCCGCAACGGCGAAGAAGCTGAAGGGGATCTATGCACAGGCGGCGGAGGAACTGCGCGGGAAGTTTGACGGGTTCGTAAAGCAGCACCGGAAAAAGGGCGCGGAAATGCTGGAGAAGCTGAAGAACGGCGAGATCACACCGGCGAAATACCATGCGTGGATGCGGGGACAGGTATTCATCGGGAAACAGTGGCAGATGAAGGTGGACCAGGCGGCGCGGATGCTGATGGATGTCAACGCACAGGCGGCGGCAGCGGTCAGCGCGGGGCGGCTGAACGTGTTTGCGGAAAACTACAATTACCGGGCGTTCAGGCTGGAGAAAAAGACGGGCGGCGCGGCCAGCTTCCAGCTGTACAATGACAAGTCGGCGGCGCGGCTGATCAGGAAAAAGCCGAAGATGCTGCCGGAATGGAAGATTGACGAGAAGAAGGACTACAGGTGGAACCGGCAGAAGGTCGAAAACGCGGTGACGCAGGGCATTATCCAGGGCAAGGGCATTGACGAGATCACGGACGATCTGTGCGATAAGCTATGCACGCTGAACGGCAACCGGATGACCACGTTCGCCCGGACGGCGATGACAGGGGCGCAGAACGCGGGACGGCAGGAGCTGATGGAAGAGGCGGAGGATGCCGGGATCAGGGTCAAAAAGCGGTGGGTGGCAACGCTGGACAGCAGGACGCGGGACACGCACCAGGAGCTGGACGGTCAGGAAGTGCCGGTGGACGAGCCGTTTGAGGTGGACGGCATGGAAATCATGTATCCGGGCGATCCGTCGGCGGAAGCGGAGCTGGTATACAACTGCCGGTGTACGATGATCGAGGTGTATGAAGGGATCGACCGGGAAAGCGTAAGGCGGGATGAGGACGACAACGAAATTGAGGGGATGACCTACGCGGAATGGAAGGAATGGAAGGGAGGATAAGGCATGGGCGTTGAGGTATCCAGCAACGTGCGGCACGTGAAGAAGGCGGTGCTTTCCCAGATGGAAAAGGCGGCGCGGATGATCGGCGGCACGGTGGAGGGCCATGCGAAGGAACTGTGTCCGGTGGATACGGGCCTGCTGCGCAATTCCATCACGTTCGCAATCGGCGGCAATCCGGTGGAAAACCCTTCGTACAAGAGCAACCGCACGGACAGGGACGGGAAGGCGGTGGCGGAGAAGCAGGGTGTGTACGCGGACAGCGCACCGGAGGACAGGGAAAATCAGGTGACGGTATACGTGGGGAGCAATGTGGTATATGCCACGTATCAGGAGCTGGGAGCGCCGAACATCAATCTCCCGGCAAGGCCGTTCCTCCGCCCGGCGTTCGAGAACTTCACGGGGGAGATTGAACAGATCTTTCAGGCCACCATCGGCAGGATCGGGTAAGAAATAACAAAAACGTTATGAAAGCATCGATAAATAACAGTTTTGTCGATGCTTCTTTTTTTGCGCGATTTTACAATGAACGCAGAGCAAAGCACCGCTCTGCAAAACAACTCCGTAGCGGCGAAGCATAGCCGCCGAAGCAATGGGAGGTATATGGATGGCTTTCACGAGATCTTTTCTCAAATCCACGGGGCTGACCGATGAACAGATCACGGCAGTCATGGAGGAACACGTTGCGGTCACGGACGCGCTGAAAGCGGAAAGGGACAAGCAAAAGGCGCTGGCAGAACAAGCCGCCGAACTCCAGAAGCAGTTGGAGCAAATCAAAGGCGGCGAAGACTTCAAGAAGAAGTTTGAAGAGGAACACAAAGCCTTTGAGGACTTCAAGAAGAAAACCGCTGATGAAGCTGAGGCTGCCAAGGTACGGGCGGCGTACAGGAGCCTGCTGGCAGAGGAAAAGATCGGGGCGAAACGCATTGATTCCATTATCCGGGTGACGGACTTCACGAAGATGAAGATCGGGAAGGACGGTCGGCTGGAGGGCGAGGAAGAGCTGCGGAAGGCCATCAATGAAGAGTGGGCGGAGTTCAAGACCACGGTCACGGAACGCGGCGCGAAGGTCGAGAATCCCCCGCAGACGGGCAAGGCCACGAAGACCAAGGAGGAAATCCTTGCGATCCGTGACACGGCAGAGCGGCAGAAAGCGATTGCTGAAAACCACGAATTGTTCGGCATTTAAGCCCGGACAGGAAGGAGAATAAAATGGCTGATCCTATTCCCGTAACCAATGCGGCGGAAGCCAACCTGATCGGCAAGAGTCAGATGGCGAAAGTCCGCGAAGTGGATTTTGTGGCGCAGTTTACCCACAATTCACTGGCGAAACTGATTGAGGTTCTGGGCGTGACCCGGAAGATTCCGATGGCGGAAGGCACCACGATGTATATGTACACCACCACCGGAACCCTGCAGGACGGCTCCGTGCCGGAGGGCGAGGTCATCCCGCTGAGCCGGTACCAGAGGAACAAGGTGCCGGTTGGCGAGATCGCGCTGAAGAAATACCGGAAGGCCACTTCCGCCGAAGCAATCATGAAGAGCGGCTATGACGAAGCGGTCCGCGCCACGGATACCGCGATTCTGCGGGATGTTCAGAAGACCGTGCGCAGCAACTTCTTCAACCTGGTCAACGGCACGATTACCGGGGCGGTTTCCGTGACCGGCAACGGCCTGCAGGCGGCGCTGGCGGCGGCGTGGGCGAAGCTCCAGGTGCTGTTCGAGGACGATACCGCGTCCGCCGTGTATTTCGTCAATCCGCTGGATATCGGCGATTATCTGGCTGCTGCCAATATCAGTGTCCAGACCGCGTTCGGGTTCAACTACATCCAGGACTTCCTCGGCCTTGGAACCGTCATCATGAGCGGGCAGATTACTCAGGGAACGTTCCTTGCGACAGCGAAAGAAAACCTGATCCTGTACTACCTGACCATGAACGGCGATGTCGCGAAGGCTTTCGGGCTGACGGTGGACGAGCTGGGCTACATCGGCATCAAGACCGATATCCCCACCGAAGACCGGGCGCAGATCGAAACCCTGGTCATGAACGGAATCCAGTTCTTTGTGGAGTACGCAGGTGGTGTTGTTAAAGGCACTATCTCGGACTCGGACTGACTGCGCTGACTCTTACCCCGAAGAGTTCAGGTAGTTATTGGGGAACGGACGTGAGCGATATTCAGAGTTCGCTGGCCGTTTCCGGGGGAAAGATCACGGGTACTCTGAAATACTACGATGATCCCACGAAGGCGCTTGTGCAGGATTGGGGCGAAGGCTACTTCATCGCGGTCGGCTTCAGCAATTACAGCTCCGGCCTGACCTATGAAGACGTTGAAGTCGGCATGACTCCCACGGAGGGTTCCGGGCTGGTCCATCTGGACAGCGATCAGGACGCGGTATTCAAGGTCACGGACAAGACACAGAGGATTACCGCGATCCAGACGGATGCCAACGGGCACAAGAAACAGCAGTTCTGGAGCCTGGCGGATATCACGTATGCGCCGAAGGAATAAGGAGGGTTTTCGATGAGCGTGATCGTTGCGAACGGCAAAGCCGAACAGAAACCGAACGAAAAGCCCAAGAAAACCACGAAGAAGGAAACCAAGTGAGAAGGGAGGGAGATCCATGCTTCAGCAAATAATGGAAAACATCTGCAATTATTTCGTTGAAGAACGGATCTGCGGACAGTTCACGATCGCTGACGGCATGATCTCCCTGCCGATTCTGGACGGACAGAAGTTCCTGATCGAAGGTTCCGTACTGAATGACGGTGTGTATACCTGGCATGAGGACGGGATCACGAATGACGATGACACCGAAGCGGCGGGGCTGCAGGATGAAACGTGGGCTGGCACGATATGCGCTCTCGCCGTTCCTCCTGCGGTGATTGCGTTATCCGCAGAGATAAAAGCGTGGGTGGAAAGCTACGGTGAAGTTGTCAGGACACCGTACACGAACGAAAGCGTGCTGGGCGTGTATTCGTACACGAAGGCAAGCGGCGGAAGCGGCGCGGGCGGCGCTGTTACGTGGCAGGACGCTTTCGCGGACCGGCTGAAGCGGTGGAGGAAGGTGTGTATATGAACCTTCTGACACAGATGATGGAAGAATGCGTGATCATGAACCGGATTCGGGAGGATGACGATTTCGGCGGCTATAAGGAAACGTGGCAGGAAGGCGCAACGTTCAGGGCGGCGATTGCGAAGGCGGGCAGCGTGGAACAGCTGGTCGCGGAGAAAAAGGGCGTTTCCGAGAGCTTCACGGTAGTGGTGAACCGGGGGTTTGAACTGGATTACCACGATGTATTCAGGCGGTTGTCGGATCAGGCGGTTTTCCGGGTGACGAGCAGGACGGTGGACAGCACCGCGCATCCTGCCAGCACGGAAAACCGCCTGATCCG